ACTTAATGCTTGCATAGACCAAGAAGGTAATGTGCCGTCAGCATATTGATTCCAAATAGTTTTAAATAAAGCTTCATTATAGAGATTTAATGTATCAGTATTGTCAAACCAATCCTTTAATGGCTGAATGTATTTATCAACCTCTTTAGTAAACAATTTTTCTGATACGATATAATATTCTCCTTTTATTTTAACTACTGAGTCTTCTGTGAAATGTTCCTTGAAGAAAGGTTGAGAATTGTTGTCGAGAATATAATAACCATCATGATATCCTCTTTTTGGTACTTTCTTTCCTTCATCTATATGCTTTTCATACAATCCTTCATCATCTAAAACATATTTTTTAAAATTAACCATACGTTTTGCTAAATCTAATGATTCAGGAATAATACCCAATTCTGTCATTTTTGCGAACTGTTGCATTGTAATTTTGTCGCTTGGAGTAAAAGCATAGTTTTTTAAATACCAACGCATTGTTTCTTTTCTATCTGATGAGTGCAATTCTGTAAAGCAACCAGCTTTAATTAATTGAACCATTTTTGACTTAGTAATAAGCTTTGTATCAAGCATTTTACGAGCGAAATCTTCCATAGAATTAAATGGTCTGTTCTGAATAATTGCTTGTACAATATCATCGCCTATACCATTGATACCCTTTAGTCCAAAAATGATACGATTGTTCTCAACATCTGCTTTAAAACCAAAGTCTGCTGAGTTGATAAGTGGAAGTTCTACTTTAACATTCTCTTTTTGAACAGCCGCTATTGCTATTGCCATCTTTCCATAATTGGTAGAATCACCTGCATTTTCATCTACTGCGCCAGAATCTACAATTAAATTCGCTGTCTGCCAGTAAATCGGGCTGTATTTATAACACAAATTCAGCTCTTGAAGACCTATAATCGAGTAGGCTAGTGTATGACTTTTATTGAATCCATACCCTCGCTGAGTGCAAATAAGCACATTCCACACATAGTTCGTTAAATTCTTTGATAAATTCTTTTCTTTTGCATTAGCAAAGAACTCTTCTTGTAATTGCAAGAACTCTTTTGGTTTCTTCTTTGCAACCGCTTTTCTTAACCTATCACCCCAAGCTAGTGAGAAACCACCAATCTTCGGATGCATTGTTAAAAGTACCAAATACTCCTGGGCTTCACAGATACCAAATGATACTCCAATAATATCTTTCAGAATATCTTGTTCTTCTTGTGTCAGACCATATTCAGTCATTTCATCGTACCAATACTGGATATTTTCTCTAAAACGAGCATATTTCTGTAATGGTGTTTCAGCACCTTTTTCCTGTGCCATAAGTCGCAATACTGAGTTAATGGTTGCTAATTCATCGACAGAAGCAGGTTTTGCTAATGCAACCGCCTGTACACCACTCTCTTTCTCCATCTGAAAGAATGACATTACTTTGTGATTCCAAAGCATTTCCCACATATCTTTAGCATTACGTTCCAAAGTATATACGCCAATATATTTTTCATAAGTAGCTTTCAATGAACCTTGCCACTCTATTACATTATTCTCCAAAAGCAGTTCCAACTCTGCTTGCATTTTATCCAAAGCATCAATACAAAGCAGATCGACCTTAATAAGAGAACAATCTTCACACATATGTAAATCAAACTGCGTAATAACATCACCTGAATTTGTTTTCATAAGTGCTGTTGTATCTGTAAATGGTCTATCAACTAAGATAATTCCACCTGCATGTGAACCTACACCATTGACAAGTCCTTCTATCTTCTGTGCAGCTTCCCATAATTCAGGATATTTATTCATTTCTGTAACAAATTCTTGTACAGGTGGGTTATCATCATCACCATAATACATTTGTGATAAAGTTCTTAATTGACCTCTATCGGCTACAATCAATGAACTAATATACTGAGCTATATCATTATCAATCTTCAAACCACGAGCTGCTGTTAAGATAGCACTTCTACTCTTTTCAGTTGATAGTGTCATAACTTTACTAACTCTATCTTCTCCATATGTATCTTTCATAGCCTGAATAACTGCTTCACGCTTTGAACCACATATATCAATATCAATATCCAAAACAGAAGCACGTTCTGGATTCAAGAATCTCCAAGGATACGTCTTTGTTTTTTCTCTTAATGGATTGATCTGTGTGATACCAAGAATATTTAATAGACAGAAACCTACACCAGAACCTCGACCAGCCCCTACTAATGTACCTGCACTCCAAGCAATCTGTACATCAATAGCAATCTGAAGAAGATATTTAGACCAACGAACCTTCATTTTTTCGGATGAGTCCTTTATATAATGAAGACATTCGTTTATTTTTTCATAAGCTTCATCTGTTTGATAATAAGGATCTGTGTCAATGTAAGCAACAATATCTCTTACTAAATGCCTATCACAATCGTATTCAGAATTATAAAACTCACTTAATAAAGGGATTTGATTCTTAAACTTTTCATATAACTCTTTGTTTGGCTCAGAAATATTTAATGGAATGTACGGAATATCGAGATCTTTTGTGAGTTTGTAATACTCTGCTTTTCCATATATAAGCATTGTATTGTCTAATCCCTTTTGAACTACATCGTGACCATAGTATTCATCCATATACTCATGAATTTCATCTTCACTCATAATATAAGTAGTAGAATAAAAATCATCCACCTCTCTGTCGCCCTCTTGAGATTCCAAAAAGATTTTATGTATCTGTCTATCTTCTTTTTTAAGATAATGAGCATCCGTTGTAATGATATATGGTGTATCTGTCTCTTCTGATAACTGAATTAACTTGTGATTGACATAGATTTGCTCCATCATATGAGAAGGTTGCAACTCTAAAAAGAAGTATCCTTCACCAAATATCTCATTCATATATGCAATCCAATCTTTACAAGATTGCCATATTTTTTCATATTCCTTTGGATTTGCTCTTTCTAAATCCTGAAATTGTAAAAGTCTATGTGGTAAAGCCCCTCCAAGACAAGCCGAGCTTCCGATAATATCTCCTTTATAGTTTGCCATCATTTCTTCAAGATCATTATAATAGGTAGGAACTCGCATCATGACATGCATAAAAGAGTTCTTAGTCCAAGCTTTTGTGCTTAATTCTCTAATGCCTTGATGCCCATGAGCATTTAATGCCACTAAAATAAAATGAGGATATCTATTATTAAATTTATTCTCGGCAGTTACATCTTCTGTACACAAATATATCTCATTACCAAGAACAACTTTAAAATTCTCCCATCCTTCTAAATCCTTGTGACTATCATAGTATTTAAGTGCATCTAAAGAGGAAGTGATAGACTCGTGTTCCGTAAAGCAAATTCCAGCATGACCTAATGAGTGAGCATACTCAATCATTTCAGGCACTTTATTTATAGAATCTCGAAGTCTTAAATTACTTCCCTCTGCACTATGGTTATGTACTCCAAAAAAACTCACTCAAATCCTCCTCTTATAACTGTTTTAATAAACTTCTGACTGGTTCTCTTCCATAATTCTCTTTCAACCAATCAATGTATCCTTTATCCTTTTGTGCTACTTCCACAAGATGTTCATCCTTATACTTACCAAAATTCAACACATAAGTATCTAAAGGTGGTAACTTAGGTTTCTTCCACTCATCAAACTCCATGTCTAACGGCTTTCGTGAAGCAAGATAATCAGCCAAATGAACAATCTCCTGATATTTATTTGATGGTTTTGGAAGCACAATTCCAGCATCTTTTGGTTTGTTTGAGGTTGTCCATTGCCCCATATGAGATTCAATCGCATTAGCAATCAGTTCAATTTCTTTATCTGAAATAGCTGCATCTTCTTTGTGCTTTCTAACCGCTTCTGCCATTAACAACGGATGATCAAATACTGTAAACACTTCCTTTACATCATCACTTGCACCTGATTTTCTGCCATCATGCACTAAACCAGCACATCTTAATAAATCTCTTTCTCTGTCAGTGAATTTGTTCTGATACTGCTCAAGACTGAAAAACCAATTAAGGAATCGTACAACTGCAATACTGTGTCTCATCAATCCACCATCGCCTAATGCATATGCAGGATGGTACTTACCTGTAGACGAGGCAGGCACTTCCCACCAATACAAAGGAAGTTCTGACACCAAGAGTTTACAGAAATCTTTAATATCTTCATTTTCAAACGAGTCATAAATAGGCTCAATCATTTTCAACTTTTCTTCTGTCATTAAAATACCAACTTTCTTTTCTTCTCTGTACTATTATTCTCCAAAGCATTCCACTTTTTATTGACTTCAAATGTCTTTTGAGTTGGTGTCCACTTTGAATAATATTCGCATTCATTTTTATAAATAGTTGCTTCTGGATTTGTTGTGCAGAACGTGCACCAATGACATAATGGCGTAGGCTTCGGAATAAACAGATTTTTATTCTCACTTGCTTCAATATCACCAAACACTTTATCAAGTGCTTTGATTAAACGTTTTTCCCATCCTTTTGTAAGAGCATATTGTTCATCGTCTATAAGGATGAATCTATACTGCGATTCAATAGGCAATTCACCAAATTCGTTTAAAATTGCAAGGGCATAAATTCCAAACTGTAATGAGGTTGCCAATTTACTTTGATCGTATATTTTCTTGGAAGTCTTATAATCAACCGTTCTATACTGACCATCTTTTACATCAATTCGATCAATAAAACCTTTTAAAATAACTTTGTTATCCCATACAAATTCAAAAGGTTTTTCAAAATATGTAGGTTGCCAAGTAGTATCTTCCATTTCTTCGTGTAACACTTTATCAAATAGTTTTATTTTTTCTTCATATGAAGCACCACTCGCATTATCAGCTTCGTGCCATACTTCAAAATATTTTCTTCTTAGCTGTGCTACACCTAATAATTCTTCTTTGGTTTTTTCGTCTGTTTCGGTCACTCCATTCTGTAGAATATTATTTAACTTGTCATAATCTACTGCTTGACCAGAAGCAATCATCCTGCCCTTCTGTTCCAAAACATAATGACACAGACTACCCAACTCAAGTGCAATTGAAGTATCCTGTGAATACTTCTTATCCATATATTTAAACTTATACTGAAGAGGACAATTTTTAAAAACTTCAATTTTACTATATGAAAATGAAGGTAAACCTTTGTCCTTATCAGTTACAGGTCTTACTCTATCTTTTAATTCTTGCAATTACTTCTCCTTCTTTGATTCTTTCAACACTCTATTAACTTCATCCATTGTGATAACAATCTTCTCATCTAATAATTCCAACAATGTTTCTTTCCCCATATCAGTAGGACTAGCTTTATAAGGCAACCTATTCTCACTATCTAGCAACAAACAAACTTTGCAATATGGCACTAATCCTGCTACTTTTTTTACAAGTTTGTTATAATAAATCTCTGCCTCAAAAGAATGTGCATCCTGGTATTCTCTATCAAAAGCCACAATCACTTCTTCACATTTGAGATATTGCAACAATAATTTTTGCTGAGTGATAGTGATATTACTTCCACATGTTGCTACTGCAAATGAATCTTCTCCAAAGTATGAATAATTTTGCATACAACCTTTTTCTGACTCAAGTAGCATTGCTTTTCGTATTGATTTAATTTTGTTTTGGGTAACATTGATTCCATATAGATTTGAACCCAATTGATGACTAAGAAACTTCCCACTTATTTGAAGCGGAACATACTTTCCTACTCTTTCGATATCAGATTCATCAAGATAACGACCTCTAATTCCAACCAACCGATTGTCTTTGTCTCGATGTGGAATTACGATTTGATTGGTCAATCCATAATAACCAATCTCATACCTGCTCAAAGCTTCACGAGAAATGTTGTCATTTAACCAATCTTCATGAGGTGCATAATAGAATGTGTCTAAGATATTTTCACTAATTTCAGATAATGTGGGTACTTCACGCCTATTCTTTTTTACTGACTTCAAACGATTGATCCATTCAAAATCATTGATACGATTCTTTTCTTTCTCAATCTCATTAGCACTTGTAACAGCCAACTTTCCTGTAAGTTGCCCAATAAAATGTAACGCTTTATACCATGTAACTGTCTTTCCTTTTACTCTATTGGCTCTAATTACTAATTCAACAACGTTAAAACTATCTGAACATTTAGAGTAACAATGAAAAGTTCTTCCTTTGTACCCTTTATCCTCGTTTGGTTCATGATAATAATACAATTTCCACGAATCTGATCCGTGACATACCGACTGGAATATTAAATCACCATTACTATCTGTTTTTGGATAACTAGAGCCAAAATAAGTAACAATTTTTATTATATCTTCCTTTGTAAGTGAGTTAAGAATTGCATCCTTGTCTAAATACATACCCTCACCTCACTTACCAATTTCCCCAACTCTTCTTATCAGTTGGTTCTTCTTCCTGTTCTTCATCAATCGGATTATCAGGTACTTGAGATAGTAATACAGAATGTTCCTTAATCTTCTCTTCTACCTGCTCAATCTTTGTAAAGTCCATATCAATTAACTCGAAATCATAATTCGTTACAAACAAACACTGTTCCGTCATAGTACCTAAATCAATTTTTGTCCAAATAATGATTCGTGTTAATCTTCCTCGTCTGACTTTGTATACCCAATGACACATATTAGGCACAGGCATATTAACCATTTTATGTAACACTGATTCGATTTTCTTTTTTTCTGCTTTGGTGGGAGCCATTGAAATAACACCCATATCCAATTTATTCGCTAATGCTTTTGAACCAGCTAACAAGTTCTGATCCTTATACTGTGCATTTTGTGCTTCACCATTTAACTGAGAAGCAGTATAAATAAACACATCCAACTGTTGAGCGATTGTCTTTAATTCGGTTGCAAATACCAATAATAACTGATGCTCTTTCAATCCCATTCCAGATTTACTATTTACTTCTGCCATTAAACGTAATGAGGTATGAATATAGTCAAAGAAAAAATATCTAACAGAAAACTCTCTATTATATTTCTTTATTTGATTCTTAATATCTTCAATGGAAAAATCAGGAATGTGTACGATATATAATGGACTAGATTCGATATAAGAAATGGCTTGTTGAACTCTTTCTAATTCTCCTTGCTCATATGTACCATATAGAATATGTTCCTCATTTACTTTACTAACGGCTGCAATTAATAATGTCTGTATTTCATCTACTGGCATCTCAGTTGAGAAAATAGTAGTCGGCTCACAATTTCCTGTATACACATACTGCTTTGATACAACATCATAAAAATACGGAACTGCAATTTTACAAGCATCACCAGCAGCCATACGAGTTTTACCGCCACCTTGAGGGCACGATCTCATAAATAAACATCCTAATCTCGCACCTCTTGATACAGTGTTCAATCCCTCGTTATTCAAAGCTAAACCAACATCAGGAACTTCCATCAATTCATTTACCAAATCTGTCATGCCGTCACCAGCTTGAACATCTGTACTTAGTGTATTGGTACAATATTTCATATTGGGATTAATAACAAATGTTGCTTCAACCATTTCAATAATGTCTTGCTCAGTATAATTGTCAAACTTAATTTGTTCAGCTTCCATCTTTGAGGTATCTGCAATGGTACTGTCAAAAATAAATCTTGTATCAAGACCTTTTTGCTCATAATATCTAAGCAATGCGTATTTTCTTAATCTGTGATAATAATAATCATAGTTCTCAATGGTAGCCATATCTCTTGCATTTGAAAGATATTCTATACCTTGATTCTCCTGAAAAATTGAATACTGTTCTTTGTAATTGCTTAGATATGAATCTATACTAAACTCATCAATTGTGGTACAACCTTGCATATGTAGATTGTAAATTGCAACAAATAGCAATTCATAGAAGTTCTCTGTATTAAAATCAGTTCTATCTAATGGTCTATCAATATCATCTATTAAGGAAGAATCTTGTATTAAACAACCAATCGTATTCAAATATGCTCTTTTATCTACAAGTCCTTCATGTGCCATTATTTCACCTCTTTCCCAATTGACTGAATATCAATCTGTTTTATTTTTCTCCTTTTAGGTTGAACGATAATGGTCTTTTCTTTGTACATATTTGAAATATCCATACTTTCATTATGTTCTTCCAATTTATCAACCGACTCATAATACTGCATTGCTTCTGTGTGATAATATGGAACAATTCCAATTACATCACCAGTTAAATCCTTTTCAATGATTTCATGCAGATAAACCAGAGTCTTATACATGCTTTCATATGTAAATCCATAACGCTTGATATAATCTTCTGTTAAGGCATATACTTTTGTACTTAATTCTTCTCCTTCGATGAGACTTCTTAAATACTTATAATATTGTTGCTTTTTTGTATATTCCTCTTCGGATAATGCTTCTTTTAATTCGGCTTGAGGTCTAGCCTTTCTACCAACTTTTTTCTTTGTAGCAACCTTATCTATCTGTTCAGTTTTGTCTTTCTGCAATGTCTTGATTGCAATATTAAAACATTTTTTATGAGCATAGCGTCCCTTGTATGGAACGCCATCCTCATCTACAATTGGCTCATTGCATATTACGCATTTTCTTCGAGCTGCCATGTATCAACCTCTTATAAGTTATTCTCCTCAATGAAACTCTCAATATCATAAATGATTGCTTCAATAAGCTGTTCCTGACCTTTCTTCAGATCACTAGCCTTCTTGCCTTCGCCTAACTGATTTGCAACGATTGTCTGTAAATCCTCAAGATATCCATTATCAGCAAGCTTTTCTCCAAGTTTCTGTAGCTCGTCCATGAGGTCATCATATGATTTAACATCAACTGTTCTCTGTGCTTTCTGCTCCTCATATGTAACTGCTGTGATTCCTTCTTCTCTCTCCTGAATCTCAATAGCCTTAATAATTACATCTTCAAGAGCTTCAGCAGTGAACTCCTCAATATAAGTAGTAGGAAGATAATCAAAACGAGAACGAGCAAAAAACTCATCTGTCTGTGCTAAGAAACCAGAAGACTTAACAACCTTACCGTCTTTATCAACACCGTTAGAACGAACATAAACACATAAGTCTGTATTATTGATGATAGGTGCTAACGCTCTCTTATCAGCCTTTGGTGAAATGTATCCATCCTTCTCCTGTGCATGTGCAATAAAGTAACAGCAATATCCAGCACCAAGTAATTTGTTAATCTGCTTCCAGAACTCAGTCTCATACTCTTTCCAAAGTCCATATCCACCGTTTCCTTCTCCGATTGAAGGAGCTTTATACTTCTGGCAAATAAATTCCTGACAGTAATTTGCAGCCGCTTCAATCTCATCAAAGATAATTGTTGAATACATTTCTCTTGCCTTCTCTACTGTTGCAGGATCTGTAAGCTGCTTGTTAATCTTAATAAAGTCAGACCACTTCGTAATAGGACAATATGGAACACCAGGAATGGCATTAAGACCTGCCTCGAATGGAAGATAGAATGGCTTCTTCATACGAGTTGCCTGTTTAGTCTTTCCTAAGTTATTTCCACCATAGACAAGAATAACCTTGCCCTCTAAACCTTTTGCTACTGTGCTGACCTGTGGATTAAAAATATCTAATTCGTTCATGTAATTCTCCTTTATTTTTAAAAATATTTTCTTAATAAAAATGGTACATGTTTCAAACTATTTCATTCGTACCTACAACAAAGTTAGATTAGAAACCTAAACTTCTACCGTGTGCTGCGCCACTTGGCTTTGCAGTAGATGCCTTTGCACCACTCTGAGCTTTAGCTTTTGCTTCTTCAAGACGATTTGCTCTTTCCTGAATTGCAGCTTTAATTGTATCAGCAACATATGGAACTTCTGGTGTGATACCCTCTTCATAAGGCTCAGAAGCACCAGTAATAATAAGATCGCTCTTGTAATCTACTTTTACCTTTCTTCTTGGCTTACCAATCTTAACTGGAATCTCTGTAACAGTCTCAATTCTGTTATTAATAATGTCTCCATAGAACTCTACTGTCTGTCCTACTTCAAAACCAGAATCAACTGCCTGTGCTACTTCACCCTCTGCTACAAGATCAATTGGCTCAATTCCGTTATATGTAGGCATCCAGCCACTCACCGCAAGTCTTCCTGTTTCTACTCCCTCGTTATCAAGTTCAGGACTAATATCCGAAATAAATACCTCTACTGCGAACTCTGCATGTGGCTCAAACTCTTCATCAGCCTTTAATCTATTAAAGAAATTGCTCTTGTAAGATACAATCTTCTCACCGTTCTTGCCTGTAAATGGGCTAATATCACCAGTGACTCTAACCTTTGTAGCCTCTTCCTCACCAACTTCTGCAATAGATTTGTACTCATTCATTACTGTCTGAATACCTGCATAAGTCTTATTGTCAGTACCAGTCTTAGTCTTCTCATTTACATTGACGTTGTACTTAACGAAATTAACATCAGAAGTCTTAACTGTAATATGACCTGTTACCTTATTCTTTCCATCCTCTGTTACAATCTTCAGATCCTTCTCACTAACCACACCTACTGCTGTTGCCTTTGCATTTGCCTGTCTTAAATTTGTTTCCTTTGTTGTTGTCTCTGCCATTTAAAAATGTCCTCCTTAAAATTAAAAAATTTATGTAAATATTGTTAATAAAACAATCTATCTAAACGCCCAAAAGGACGGAACACAGAAGTTAATTTATATAAGCATCTATGTATAATCAGTGATTTTTGAGCGCACAAGCCCAAGGGTATGCTGTTCTTCCACCCATTTAAATATTCTCTGTTCAGTTTTGATTTTTGGAATTTTTGACTTGATTAAGTCGGATCAACTATTCGATATGCTAATCTTTTATCTGTAAAGATTTCTTCTCCATTATCTTTTAATTTTGTGATATTACAAGACAAATGCATTTCATCATATTTCAGATTTGCAATTTTACAATTAGATTGGATGCTGTTACCTTTCATAACTTTTGATTTGAAGAAAACTGCTTTACCATCATAATTCTTATGTGCTTTACAATATTCGTCCCAACTGTCTGCTTCGACTACTCTTGATTGATGATCTCGAATGAAATTATTTTCATCAATGATTAGATTTGTTTCAATTACTTCTATACATATCACCTCACTTATTTATTCTCTTTTTTGTCACGGATTTTATATATTATTCGTAACATTTTATTTTTGGAATTTTTGAACCGAATTGTTCAAGACTGATTACTTTAATTTAGATTTACATGGTAATAACCATTTGATACCTTTATACGGAATATGATAAATAACTTGTCTGTCGTGGTTATATAAAATCACATTACCTGAATTATAATTTACCAATTCACCATTAGCCCATCTCTCACCACAACCTTTTTCAATTTCATAACAAACATCATAGTTCTTATTTAATATTGCTTGAAAAATATCAATATCTTTTATCTTTACCACCTCCTCAAAATCCGAATGAAACAGTGATTTCCACTGAACTACTTCACTTACTTATTCTCCCATTTTATAAATTTATTTAAGATAAACTTTCTTCAACCAATATATTTAATTTTTTCCAACAAGAAATACATATATGGAATGGCTGACTTTGTAATCTGAACGATTTTAAATATATGATCTTTTCATTGCTTAATTCTTTATCACAAATTTTACATCTACATTTTTTAGTATTCCTTACTTCAAATTCGTTAAATTCATGTATAAAACTTTTATCCATTTCCTCACTTCTATCTATATATTCTCTTATTTTACATACAAACTTTCGTAAACAATGCTGTCGTTTGATTTACCAATTGTACGCTTAAAACTGCTATTACCACTTAGCAAATACTCATGTGTTGTATATATGTCTTTAGGGACATTCCAAGTATTATCTATATCACCACTCTTACCATCAAAAGATAAAGCATATCTGCATGGCAACTGCCTTAAATAGTCCCAAAATTTTTCATAATCAATAGTTCCATAATACATGCCTTTTGTATTCGCATAAGGTGGATCAAGATACATATAATCATTCTCTGTTGGTTTTATATCTTCATACGAACAACTGATAAATTTAACATCATTCTGTTTTAATAATTGACTCCATTCAAAAATTATCTTCTCAAATGTTTCAGGAATAATACCATTTCTAGTCACATGAAACGAATTGTTAAATTCACCATTACGGTTATATCTTGGCATACCATTGGTTGTTGTTCTCATAATAAACATAAAATCTAATGGATTATGCTCTTTGTTGTATCTGTCCCTGACATTGGCAAAATATTCTTTCTTTCGTTGCTTGTTGTCATCTGCATTTAATTCATTCCAAAGCTTCTTATAATAAGAAGAAACTTCTAATGGATTGTTGATGATTTCATTCCATAAGTCAATCAACCCATTATTCAAATCACTACACATATAATGCTTAACTTGTATATCACTGTCGAGAAGTCTTCTTAAAACTGAAGCTCCACCACAAAACGGTTCATAATAGGTATCAATCTCTTTTGGAAAAAATGTTAAAATCTTTTCAGCCTGACTTCTTTTACTTCCACTCCATTTAATTACTGGTTCGTACATTGTAATTTACTCAGAGCGATATATCTTTAAGGCTGCCACTCACTCCTTTCACTTACTTATTCTCTATTTGATTTTCATTTTTATTGGAAATTGTGATTCGAATGAATCATAGATTATAAAACAATTCTATATGCAAGTTTCTTCGTAATAAAACCTGATTGGTGTAAGATCATACAAGATAAATGAATGTCATCATATATCAAATCTGTCATTGTACAATTCGATAAGATACTGCAACCACGCATAGATTTTGACTTAAAATAAACAGCTTCACCATTATATTCTTCAAATGCTTTGCAATATGTATCCCAATCTTCAACTTCAACAATTCGTGACTGATGATCTCTTATAATATCGTCTTTATCAATGCTCAAATTTGTCTCAATTACTTGAATCACATTTCTCACCTCCAATTATATATTCTCTTATTTTCTTCTCTCTTTTCTATTAACTACATGTTTATGACCTTTAGGACATACACTATATACAATATCAACATATCCATCTACATAATCATTGCCGCCTGAATTAATCGGATCTCGATATGTACAAATTTCTGTAGGAATACTTTCCTTTTCTGAAAAGAAAGATTTTGTAAGATAATAGTCCTTGCACTCCTCACAATATGTAAGTTTGCCATTGATAATATCTTTCGCTGTTCTTATATCATCTTCATATTGCTTTAAAGCCTCTAATTTTTCGTCATCTGTTGCTCTTGAAATTATAATATTTTCAATATTCTTTAATATATTTCTCACCTCCAACTATATATTCAACATTTCTGGATAAAAGTCATACAAATAATCACCAAAATCCCCACTTCTTTCTGAACCTGTTTGACTTTGCCAAAAATGTTTCCATTCCTTGCCTCTTTCAGTCTGAATAAACTGTTCATATTTAGATCTTAAAGCCTCTCTATCTTTGCAAATATCACTCATTCTATAAATCTCCTTTAAAATTGCACCAAGAAATGTCAGTTTCATGTACTCTTACTTTACCGATTACCATTGATACCAACATAACCAGGAAGTACAGTTGTAATTGTTGAGTAATTTCCTGCAATATCGTTATTCATCATATGATATAACTTCAAATAATCATTTACAGATAATTTCTTAATCTTGGCATACAAACTATCCATATTATTCCATGTTTCGTCATGCTGCTTAACCGTAACTTTCATATCTGAAATCTGTTCCATGAGTTTCTGTCTTTCTTCCTTACGGTTTGCAATCTCTTTATCTTTCTGAACACAAAATTCAGCAAGTTTCTGTTCTTTATAATCATTTAAATACTCATCTACTGGATTAACTTCTTCTACTTCGTCATTCTTAATTTCTTCATTCATATGTATATTCTCCTTTCATTCGCAAGAAATCGAAATTTACTGCAATTTTTTATTCTTCAAATGAAGCAGTTGCACTAATATTGAGCCTTCTGTTATAAAAATATCCCTCTACTTCTCTTCGAACAATATCATCAACTGCTTTGGTTAAAGCTCTATCAACTCTATCCATAATCATTTGTTCAAAATCAACACCCTTGATTTTACTTTCAATCGCTTGAATTACTTTATCATCTATATCTTTTAATACCAGTTCTTTAAGTTTCTCTTTACTTAAACCAGCTTCACATAACATTTGTCTCGCTTCTTGTCTTAAAGCAATTTCTTCTATTCTCACTTTTTCACCTCCCAAAAGAAACCGATATTTACTTATTCTTCGATTCAAATTCTTCAAGCACTTTATAAAATTCGCTGCCTTTAATTTCTGTAAAACTTGTATCATCATCTGGTGTAATAGTTTCATATTTTGTTGTAGAAATTTTTAAATATAACTTATTCTCATACTCAAACCTTGAAACTGAATACCCACCTAAATGTAGTTCCTTAAAATAATCTCCTTCACGAATCGAATGATTGTTAATGACAATATTCTTTTCGATGCATAAATTCTGAAACTCTTTTAAAGTCTTGCTGTTAGCTCTAAACTTTCTCATTAACACATCAGAATCACTGAATAGTTTCGTTGGCTTCAGTAACTCTTTTCCAAATTTCTGATCATTTTCATTGCAATCAGATATATATAATCTGATATTATTCTTTTCATGCTCTTTAAATGGGCGATTTACAAATCCATCTCCACTAATATAATATTCTTCCCCTACAATACCTTTGTTCTCAAAAAAATTATTTGCTACTATTCTTCTTTCTTCTTCATGTTTTCTATAATCATTAATCTCTTTTAGGAATTTCTCATTTGTTACAATATAAAATTTCTCCATTGTTTTACCTCCATTGACACCATTCTTATTTATTCTCTGCGCTCGGAATGCAGATTTCAAAATCTCCATTCTCATTCATATGATAAGGAAATGCATTAGCTGGAATTGTAACCTTATATGCTTCCACCACATAGTCGTACATAATAAGAAACTTTCCTTTTGAAAAGTATGGTTTAACACGAAATCCATTTTCACCTGCTACTTGAATATCAAATGGAATCATTTTTTCAAGATGCTGTTCATCATCTAATGTTGCTACCCTAATTGAATTTAAGATAATATTTTTCTGCTCAAGATCATAATAACTATCTTCAAACATTTTCATAAGTTTCACTCTGCATAATTCTTTTTTCTTTGTCATTTTTGCCTCCATATTTCCGCAAGAAACGAATCTTTCTTGCTCTCAGTTCACATCATTATGTGTTTCGCCATCTGAGTAATAAATGGTCCAATCCTTGAATAACTCAATCAACTTATCATTATCCCAATCATATTCATTACAATGTGTAATGGCGATTGATTTTTTATCTCCAAAATTTCCTATATCATTAGAGCATCTACTATATAATTCTCCTAAATCAAGTGTTCCATATCTCAATGTATCCTGGAATGGGTTTGGCACATTTGTTTTATCAAACATATATTCATTGATAAATCTCTTATTACATTCAGATGGAAATTTGCCAACACCATGTCTTGTTAAATAAGTACGAGATACATAACAAGTTTCAATATTTATTTCTTCATTCCATTCAACATTTTCAATTATTCTCTTGGGATTTTTAATACCTGTATTAGACGGTGTTAGATGTGGGAAATATTCTGTGTTGTTCTGATCAAGTAATAAACCTTGTGCAGCTTCAAATACAATATTGTCAAATTGATTTAAGAAATAATTATCTGATATAGCCAATGAGTGATTATTCATAAAATCCCAATCATCTAAAAAGTGTTCAAATATACCATTATCAAAGAATATTCTTGACCATTCATCTGTTAATATAATATTCTCTCTTTCAAATTGTTCTAAGTAATATTCTCTGATTTGATTATCTACATCAGTTATGCCAGCTTTATATCTTTTGATAGTTTCAAAAATTCCCAAGCCACAACTACCATGTTTATTTTTTCCACGATTTTCCTCTATAATCTGATTTGCCATCATATCAAAAGGTGTAGTCAACATACAATCTTGATTGATATAAACATTTGGGACATATCCTAATTTCATCAATTCATCATATTCCTGCTTAAAAATAATTGGATTAACAATAAAATCCTCAGATAAATATGTACTTGCATTATTGAATGTTCCAGATCCAAAATGATGAAAGACATGTCTGATTCTGTCAGGAGTCGTTACGGTATGTCCTCTCTGAGCACCACCATTTGAACAAACAACAATACTATTAGGTTTCTGTGAGAAATAATCTGTCATTAAACCTTTTCCTTCGTCTCCCCAATTCGATCCACATACAATCTTAATGTCTTTCATCTTTTAAATCTCCTATCCTACCAAGTAATTCCTTCCGAGTTAGAAGGTGTAGCAACTGTATCTGTTACATTATTCTCTGCTTCATTAACAATAATATCTACAATCTCATTTGTAATACTGTCCATATTTACTCTTCTAAAATGAGTATCATCAAGATACTTCTTATAAGACTTTTCAATCTCATCCTCATCCCATCTATGACGATGAACAACATCTAAATGATAGATGTTAAACTTCTGAGAAGCTTCATTATATAAATCTTTTGTCTCCACATCTGCCTGAAGATTATCACCTGTTGCTTCAATTAAGCCACTTCTATAACCTTTTAATGGAAGATATGGATTTAACTGCTCATCACCCATTGTAATAATAATTCCTTTTCTTCCACGGTTTAAGCAATCAAGCTTTGTGTGACGAGAGCCGAAATACCATGCTGCTGTGTAGGATTCATAACTATTTCCACCACCGCCAAACTCGAAATAAATCTTGTCAAGCTGTTCAGCAATACGAATATCAGACTCAAACTGTGAAGCCTGAATTGGACAGCTATCACAAGCTAAATCACCAATACCCATGATAAGGAACTCAACATCTGTAACCTTTTCATATAACTTAGTCATAATTACATTCAACTTCTTTGCTACCTCAACAGCAGCCTCTCCCATGCTCCCAGTAACGTCTAAAGCAAGAATAACAGGAATTGTGTTTGGATGTTCCTCTGTATCGCAACACTCTCTAATAACATTCTTAGGATCAAGTGCAGAATCAATATTTCTTGCCTTAAACATGTCCTGATTAGAATAAGAACCGCTAATCATACCATCCGTTGAAACATTCATACCCTTTGTTGTTGAATAACTTACATAACTATCTCTTGTCCATGAACCACATCCCATATTACGCTTCCTCCTCTTCGTCTACTTCTGTATCATCGTCATCATTGCCACTCATATCAAAGTCGAGCATTCCGTCAAACATGTCACCCATATTTCCACCCATCATCATAAGAGGTAACATAGAACTCATTCCACCATTGCCATTCATCATGCCAGTAGAACCATTATCACCTTTCATCATCTGAGAAAGCATCATATACTTTAAGATATTGTTTGTACCTTTCTTACCCTTGATAATGTCACTACCAAACATTGAAACAATCTTGCCATAAAAATATGTATTACCCATAAATACATGTCTTTCAGGAAGTACAGTTTCGATTGTTGAGTCCTCATAATTAATGACCGTAATCTTTGTCTTATCAGCTTCAATAACACATCTAGGCTTGCCATTTACAAGAATAATGTCACCCTTCTCTACCTTATTAGTTGGAATAATAAAGAAGAATTCCTCTCCAATATCAAATACAAAGTTACTACAGTTTGTGAGCTTGCCAGTCTTGATGTTATATGTCTTATAACCACCATTTGTCTTAACTGCAATTCCACCATTCATAGAAAGTCTACACATTCCACTTCCTACCTTGCCAAACATACCATTTAAAAAATTGTTCATCATATTTATTTCCTCCTATGATATAAAAATTATTGTTTACAATTACTTATTCTCTCAATCCATTTAACACACTCATTAAAACGTGTCTTGTAAGATTTTTAACATCACCACTATAAAGTCCACATTCAATGTCACAAGCCTTTAGAACTTCATCAAGTGTTTTATTCTTCTCTTGATTCAACAAGCTCTTACAATGCTCATACTGAATATTATTTGTCTCATGAGCATTTCTGAGATTACTTTCTAAGCAGCGAATAATATCAATCAGCTCGTCTTTTGTCATAGACTTTAATGTACTGTCTGAATATGTTTTTCTTCCATCGCCTATTGACATGTTCCACCTGCCTTTACTATCTCAATCGCCCTTTCAAGAGGAATAAGATAATTATTGCTGTTACCACTTCCATACAGTTTTACAGAAGAGTCCATTTTCAACTGCCCTACAATTCTATCAATGTCATAAGCTGTTGGTTGGTCTTTTATATCTCTATAATCTAACACGTAATTACTACACCACTCTTGACAGTGTGATATATCTGCTGAGCAATCACCTTCGTAGTTACAATGAAAACTCAACTTGTCTACATCAATTAATCTCATTTTACTTCTCCTATTCGTAATCTTCTGGATGTTCTTTATAGTCATCTACTACACTTTTCATATAACTAAAATAATCCCTTACAGTATCACTACTATCAGAAAATCCACTTGTCACTTCGTATCCATTATCGAACACTGCAAAGATTAAGAAACCTGAACTATCTAGTCCTACTTCTATGTCACAGCCTTTATATTTACCTTTCATGATGTTATTCTCCTAATCATCTTTGCCTATAATGAACCAATATAAGAAACTTAAAAGTGTAAAAGTGATTCCAAGTATCTTATTTTCTGCTTGATATGAATACATCGTTACACCACTACAGAACCATACCAAAAGAAATGCGATTGCTTGCCTATAATACTCTTTCATTCCACACCTCCAATCTTCTCGGCTACTTTTGCTTCACATATTCCACAGATACAGCCATTTTTCTCATCGTATTTTTTAAGTTCACTAATAAGATTGCTACAACACCAACTTGATTCATTAAGATGAAATTCAATCATGTCATCATCCCAATTCGAAGGAAAATCCATTGGAAGATTTATTGTCCACTGTATAGTTTTGGTCTGTCTATCTGCCATATTATTCTCCTATGCACCTGTGTTTGCTGTTAAAACACACTGTTCTTCATTCATATCAATTTCTGTAATGGTAATCTCTTGACACTTCTTAAAATCATCTGAACTTACCCTTGCTTTTCTTTCAGCATGTCGTTCATCTTCTGCAATAATTACCATTGCGTAATCTTGACACCAATCTCTTGCAGGTCGTTCTACTAAATATGCTTTCATGTCGTTATTCTCCTATCTGCATTTGAAAACCTTTCTTTCGTATTTTCTAAAAACAAATCCTTATCAATGCTCCATCCACCACAATGACTCAATATTTCTTTCCTAGCATCTCTAAATTCGTCCAAATGGTTTCTGAAATAATTAACCGCATCGTTTTCGCATTGGAATTCGTCATTATATTCCCAAAAGAAATGTCTTTTATTTGTTGCAAAAAATGAATCTGTATCTAAACAATATGCTATAATCCACGTTGCGTATTTATCTGAAAAATTTTTATTACCTTTTAATTTTTGATACATATTCGCACCTTCAATCTTCACAAGAAAGAAAAATTTCTTGCTAATCCAGCCATCTGTTATCCAAATAGTAAAAACCAAACACCATTCCACCGATTAAAATAATCCAAAAGATCCAGAAAATAATAATTGGAAAATCAGATTCTAACCTTTCTATCGTCTCATCAATAGTTGAATTATTATAAAATGATGTGTTATCAGAAATGGTTTTATTTCTCAAATCTGTAAAAATTGTTCCTTTATATTCAGTTCCAACACCATAATATTTATATCTTACGTTACTTGACTCTTTAATTGTGTCAATATAATCAGTATCAGGTAAATCAATCTTATTACTTGCGAAATTCACTCCACAAAATGATACTTCTTTGCACTTAATATCTTCACTTCCAACTCTATCCCAAGTCCAATATGTTTCTGTTCTTGTATGAGTTTGTCTTGTTTTTCCACTGCCCGTTGTATATGTAACAACTCTTGTATGCATCGTATATAGCTCTTTAACTTTTTCTACATACATATATTCTCCACCGATTTCAGGATATGTAACTGTATCTACTGCTTTCAAATCGCCATATACAAACGCATTACCAACATTTGTATCCATTCCATATTGAAACATTTCTTGACTTTCTATCTTAACAGCCTTATTATAAATTTCATTTTTATCCATTTGGTGTTCTGAAATCTTGGAAGAAATCAGAATACCAAACAGAATCATAACTGCAATGATAGAAATACTAGCCAAGATTTCACGTTTTGTTATTTCAAAATCGCCAAAATCAAAACCTTTTCTATCATATCTCATAGACTAATCCTCTTTAAACAAATCCTGTGGAGCATCAACTGGTGCATTGTAATCCAAATACTCATATTCCTGCACTTCATATCCAAGCAATCCAAGAAACTGTCTTGTAGGGAACTTTCTCACATATCGCTTGTATTCCTTAATCTGTTTATTGTAATTGCTGCGATATTCTGCAATCATATTTTCTGTCATAGATAGCTCATTCATAAGAGTCTTATAGTTCTCATTGGACTTCAGTTCAGGATATGCTTCTGCAACTGCTGTAATAGCTGTTGTTACATTCTCAATATCTCCTGTTGATCCACGACCATCTGCAACTGCTGTCAATGTATCAGCTTCATGTTTGTCATACTGTTTTACGCAATCAGCAAGATTATATACAAGGTCAACTCTTCGCTTTTCCTGTACCTTAATATCTGATGACGCTGTATTTACTTGCTCCTCAAGTGCAATAGCTTTATTCTGCGAACTCTGTACACCAAATACAATCATCAAAATAACTGCTAATACTCCTACGCCAATAATTACTGGCACTTTCCAATTTGTGTTCTTCATTTAAAATCTCCTTTATATGTAATATTTTTATTAGTTACAATGTAATATTCTCTTATTTATTGGGATTCCCATAGCCGAATGGCTTAGATATAATTAAAAAATTTCAAAAGAAAGATTGGTTTGCTGCGAATTAACTTATTCGTCATGAATTCTTTTAAAATCATTCAACTCATATGATGTTTTAAATTTAGTACATTTTGCTAAAGTAATAATATGTTTGCAATTTGGGCAAGACACATAACATTCATTTGGTTTAGGATTAATGTGTCTTGGATATGCAGCTTCTGAACTCTCAAAAATAAAGGTTGTTCCACAATGGTCACAAATACACCCATATCCATAATCCTTCTTTTCCACTTCTTTAAGATGATTGTTCATTACTGAAAGAATTTTCATTTATAATTTCACCTCCAATGTATTATTCTCTCAAAATCCAATGATATGTTGCTTTCCTGTGAAGTTACCACAACTAATTACAATATTTTTCAATACCTTGTGTCATGATATCTCTTAATTCGTCTTCTTCATATGTAGAGCCAAACTGCGACCAACTACATTCTGTATCATTGTGTACTAACGCAAGTTTAAATACACTGCCACCATAATTCTTATATGCATCTAATTTGATAGCTTTAATATGAGGAATTTCTAAATACCAATTATGCTCTTTATATTCAAACTGGATATTAGTAGCTTGACCAAAATTATAATCAATGAATTTAACGTTATTCATATACTCAATATCAAGAAGCTTTTTAATATAATCAATATACCAATCATATGTTTCCTTTTCTTTATATTTCTTTCTCTTATCAAGCTTGTTACCATCTGCATCCTGATTCTTTGATAACATATTTAACCATTCTCTACACGTTTTAATCGTAGAAGGTTGATCAAGCAGTATATACTGAATATTCTCTTTATAAGTGCGAAATGCCTGTTGTTCAATAAGATTATATTCATTCTTCATATCATCTAATGCTTGTTTCTTTGCTGACAATCTTCTTTCTACTTGTGCAAATTTATTTAATGAACCCATTTCATATTCACCATTATAGTTATATGTGTCATTTTTATATACTAAAGACATTAATCGTTCACCTCTTTTATTTTTTCTTAGTTCATAAAAATCATTGATTTTATCCTTACTTTAATATTCTCTCTTTGTTACCAAAAGAAACCTGAAATTCTTATTACTCTACTTTCTATTAATCCATTCCTTAAATTCTTTGAAATCATCCTTTGTCAACACAATATCAGAATAATAGAAATCTTTATTCCAGATAATCGCCCAAATTTTCTTCAACTTCTCAAAGAACGGTCTTTGTTGAGTGTAAAAGTTACCGTTTGTATATGTTAAGAAAGCGTAGTCTCCATCACCATAATCATGAATCTTAAAGTGGATACCTTCGTCACATCCACATTTACAACTTACGATCAACTCATCATCTTTAAATTTTTTAAATACCGCCATAGTAATCTCCTTTACTTACAATTTCCAAATCCAACCTTGTAATCGTCCTTAACATCAATAGTAACTTCTCTCTGGAAATTTCCTTTCTTATCGTACAGAGACAAGTAATATCTGTTGCCACGTTGCTCTAAAACGACATCTTCATTCTCGAATAGTTCAACTCGTTTCTGTTTCTGGACTGGTTTAGTTTCTACTTTTAAGCTATCTATTGCTTCTTTTGAACCAACCAATACGACAGGATTTACTTCTTCAAGAATACAGCTAATGTCGTTATCTAACTGATTCTCATCGTTTGTATGTTTATCTACTGTTTTAATCACTTCACTTTCAAGTAATAATCTGTTCTCCATTTTAATATTCTCCTTTCCACTCACCCAATTCATAGAAGCCGTTTATCTGGTCATCTAACTTTCTAACCTGTTTTCTCAGTTCATGCTCTTCTTTCTTACTATCTGTTCTCTGACACTTCTTCCATAATTCATCACGCTGCTTAGATAATTCATTGTACTTATCAGATACATCAATCTCGTCTACGACTGAAACCTCAATCTTTTTGCCACAGTGAGGACAAAACTGGATTGGATAATTGTCTGTCTGCTCCCATTCGTCTTCATAAGATGTAATGACTTCTGTATGTGAAGTACAAAATTGAGGAATTATATAGTCATCTGAATCTCTTACTACTAATCCAAAAGTATCGTTGCATACCAAATCTTCACCTGTAAATACAATAGCTTTATCATTTTGAATTTCATCGCAGCAATAAGTGAATGGCTTATGCTTATATGCACAAGTATCATTGAATTTTAATTTGATTAACTCTATCTTCATATATTTATTCTCCTAAACATCTTTCACATAAACAGTAATACAACTTCCAATCTCACCACTCACTTTTGGGAATACCATTGTAATACTATCTATGTAATATTCTTCTCCGTCTGTATCAATGACATCATTAGTATTGATTATTAATGGAATTTCGTTTTTTCTCATATAATCTAGCGTCTTAAAAACTTCTGATATATTCTCCACTTCTGTATATCCAAGAAGTTTATAATCATCATATCTGTCGCTAAACCCAACAATTCTTATATGCAAGTTCTATACCTCCTTATATTTAGTTATTCTCTCTTTTTTATTTTGGAAAACCGTGTGTAGAAATGCTCTTAGACAAAATTAACAGGAAATGCTTCTTTCCTGCTAACCATGAATATCCATATAAGGATACTTAATTCCTCTATATTCCTTATAACCTTTTGTCAAAAGTTTGAAATTCACATTCTGTTTATAATACCCTTTGTATCTCTTTACTAAAAACAAATGAGTACAACTGCATTGAACACAAAATTTGCTATTTTGTTTGGCTTCATTTTTTGAATAATAATATCCTTGAATTCCACCACAACAAGGGCAGGTTGATACCCATACTTCTCTTGTTAAGTTGTGTATTTCTTCAAATGGAATTTCATGGAATATTAGACCTTCAGGAGTTACAAGATAATATTTCTTTTCACCAACATCTATGCTTTCTGACTCAATTGACCTCATACTTTTATTCTCCCATCTGATCTACAATACTCTGTAACTTATCAACATATATTTGAGCTTCTTCCTTGTTGAAAATTTTAAAGTTACATGGAACAATAGCAGCTCCGCATTTATCAAAGATTCCTGCATTCTCCCATGCTTTATAGAACTCAACAATGGTGTCAAAATCTATATATTCACTATCTGGATTCCACCGAAGAACTATAATATCACCTTCGCTTGGATGTATCTTCCTTAGCTTAGTCATATTCTTCTTAATGAATTTCTTTTTCTGTCTCTTATTCATACTATTATTCTCCTAATTACTCAGTCTATCTTTGTCATATTCATACATTGAACAATCTTCACAGTATAAATCTTGTTCTTTGCAATCTTCACAATCGAAACATCCACCATAAATGCCACCATTTTCATTCATCTTACAGGTATTACATTTACAAGTTTCACATGATGTATCCACTCAATCACCTCCTCAAATGAAACGTGGTTTCCTTGGCTTTTTCAACCTCTGAAAGCCTTGATTTTAGGGCATTTCAGATTGTGTTTTAAAACGATAACAGAGATTACTTACAAATCCTTCTATCTCGTTATGAATATTTGCTGTATCATCTTCCATATACTCAACGTACAGATAAGACAATGTATCTTCTTTATCCAGTAAGAACTCTTCAAAGTCATCTGATATAATATTCTCTGAAAAATAATTAATAATCTCTTCTTTGATACAATACTCATATGAGTATCGTTTTAATAGTTTCTCGCTTGATAAGTCGGAATTGGTGACTAAATCACCAACCCAACTACTCATCTCCTCATTTAATCTTTGTATTAATTTATCCATTTTAATTTACTTTCACCTATATAACCCTTCTCAAACTCGTACCAAGCATAAGCAACTGCACTACCACCACCTGCTCTCATTTCATCAAAAAGAGCGTTCTTCGCACATAAAATACGACTGCTTGAAACATAAACACATTTTGGTGGGTACTTTTTAAATAATTCCTTACGAGCTTTTCCTTCAAGAAACTGAACTTTAAGAAACATAAATACTCTGCAACCATCAGGAATTAATGTCATTGCATGTTCAATAAATTCTTTTGCATATTTGTATGGGGGATTTGTTAAGATATCGCCATTCCAAGGCTGATTATATGTAAGAAAATCAATTTCACCTTCACCATAACCTCTATCGATCAGGTCAGTGGATCGAACTTCATAACCGAAGCTCTTTAATCTTTCAGATAAATGTCCTTCACCACAGGAACATTCCCAGATAGGTTTGTCAAATGTAACACCACCATCTTTTAATAAGACATCAATTGCAATAGGATCTGTCGCATAATAATCCTCGTTCTGTCTCTCCTTGTCGGTGTGATTACTTGCACCTAAAGTCTTAAAAATACTATTCTTATTACCTGTCCAATCTTTTTCTGTATTATTTTTCAAATTTGTTCACCAATAGTAGCTGCGCAGCTTTACTCACATGTGAACGTTTTCCTTTCTTATAAAATTATATCTACATTGTTACTTAGTTTCGTGACAAGCCAAGAAACCAAAATTTCTTGTTAGTTTTTATTTACCGTTATATGTAAACAACTTCTCAATTCTAATATTCTTATCATCGCTTTTTTCTTTGTTACTATCCAAAAGCGTTTTAGTTTCTTTTTGCCAGATACATTCAAACTCATCAGGCATGTTATATTCACTAATTAAAACAGTATTATTTACACTTGTCTTCTTAACCCATTCGTAAAATTCTTCATATGGGAAGCCTCCAGTTGAATACTTTGTTGTATCACGATACGGAATATCGCAATAAATAACATAATTTTTAATTTTTTCTAAGGGAATATTTCTGAAGTCGAACACTTCAAATTGAATATTTTTAAGATTTGGGATTTGTTTGATAGTATTTTTATATGCTTCTAATGAGTAATTACGTTTTCCAACCTTGTCTCTTCTGTACCCACCAAACCATTTCCCACCATATGAAAGCTGAAACCCAACATATCCAACCAAATAATCTGGATATCCTTCTTTATTATTTTGAATATCCTTATATTTTTCTTCTGTAATGTCTTCTGGCGGTGTCCAACCTTCAGATAACTTTTTAAGTACAGCAATTAAATATTTGTGATTGTCTGTACCTATTTTTTTATCGCATTTAATTTTATCAATCATATTAGCACCACCAACGAAAGGCTCTAAATATCCTTCCGTCTCATTAGTTATATATGATTGAATAATTGGTGCTAAATCTTTGCTTAATCTATTTTTGCTACCAACGTATTTCATAAATTACTTGGAGTAAGGAATTCCTTCTTGTGTACACGAACCTCGTCTCCTTTCATTATTCTTATTTTTAATACAATGCTTCCGACATTGAATCTCCAAGTCTTACGAGATTCGCTACTTCCTTATCAGACATAAAATTGATTTCTTCAATCGAAAAAGTCTCTTTGATTGCAAAATATGAATTATACCAATTTTCATCACAACCCATGCTATTTCTTGCTGTGGTCAATACTGGTTTCTTAATGTATTCTAATAATTTTTCTTTCTCAGTCATTTTTCTCTCCTTTGCACTCAGCTACTCTCTTACTTCCAACCTCAAAAATATCCTTGTCCTTCTCAAAACATATATAATTTCTACCTATATTCAAAGCTGCAACTGCAGTTGTACAACTTCCTGCACACGAATCAAGAACTAAATCTCCTGGATTGGTGTAGGTCTTAATAAAATACTCACATGCTTCAACAGGCTTTTGGCACTGATGTAAGCTACTTTTCTGAGTATCCCACTTGAACTGCAGAACATCTCTTGGATATCTTTGTGTACTGCCACCACCTGAAATACCAGTCTTTGTAGCACCATAACAGTTGCCATCTGTTGTATGTTTTGTATAAGAATGAACAGGTGTATGTCCTTCTGTCATTTGTGGATTGTAAGTAGGGAGTTTTTTATAGAAAATCAAAACATTTTCGTGTGCCTTCATAGGCATTTTCTTAGCATTTAGATGACCAGTTGCTTTGGTCTTTTCGATAATCCATTCATAGCGATACAATTTTTCATTACTACAAGCGAGTCTCTTATCAAATGGTGACTGCGCCCATAATGCAATACAACCATTATCTTTGATGATTCGATTGTAATGAGTCCATAAACCATCTTTTTTGTTCTCATAAAACCAATCTCTTGTATATTCAAGACTACTATTTGTTACTTGAGCTAACTTAAATAAATCTGTTTCATAAAAATATTGACCTGATAACTCGACATAATCATTTAACGGCATTTCACATTCCCAAAAATTATTGGTCGTATTATAAGGCAAATCCGTGAAGATAAAATCAATTGACTTATCATCAATCTTTTTCATACCTTCAAGACAATCTTCATTGTATATTTTGTTAATCTCTAACATTTTTTACTCAGAGCAAATCCAGATTTAATGCTGCAGCAAATCTCTTGCTCCTTTCAATGTATTATTCTCTTAATCGAATTCAATTTTTCCTAATTTACCATATGAAAAATCTTCTTCATATTTTGTATAACCAACAATTACACCATTTTTATCTTCTATTCTGTAATTATAATCGCCTTGTGGTTCATCACTCATATAAAAATAAAACCCTGCACCACCAAACCAAGATCCCATATGTATATATTTACCCTTTGATTCTTCAAATGATTTAATATATCTATCATCTATTGGTGTATTTTCAACATAATATTTTAAATAGTCATACTGTTCTTTTGTTTCAATCTTTCCAGTAGGAACACATTCAATATCAGTCCAAGTTCCTATTTTCGTTTTTGCTTCTGAAAATAGCATTTTTATACCTCCTAAGTTGCAAAGAAACTTCGGTTTACTGTGTCTTTTGTAATATCATTTATTTACTATGGTAAGTCAACAATATTGTATCTAACAGTGCCATCGTCATATTTCTTGGTTTCTAATATTCCATCAACATATTCTCCAATTTTGTCTGAATATTTGTTATATGTATTACTACCAGAAATATTATATTCTACACCGTTATATTCAACAGTAATTCTATAAACTGCTGGATGCGATTGTGGTATCATCGTTTTAGTCGCAGGACTATAATGCATTGTTGTATAAGCAGCCCTGTGATATTCATCTATTATTTTTACTTGAACCGTAGATATTTCGGTGCTAATGCATTTTGCACAGCCGGTTAATATAAACATAAATGCTAATAGTAAAGCCAAACTATATAAAATTTTCTTCTTCATATGATTTATTCTCCTATCTACCATACATAATGTATTCATCACCAAGTTCAAGATTCATTTTGTAATTTCCATTGTTATAAACCTGAACCCTCATATTATAAAACTTACTATCCTGCTCATGAGAATTTGGATCATAAGGATAACTAAAACCTGCTCTTGTTAAATGTCTAAGAACACGTCTCTCTGTTGTAGCACGACTACATCTTTCTTCAAAAGCTAATTGTCCATTGTCGAGATTTACCAAACTACAATATGTTGATGTAGTGTCACCACCATATTTGTTTTTATTGTCTCTGAACGAAATCACTAAATAAACACCTATTACATTGTTATTTTCTTTCTGCACTACGACTGCACCATTTGTTAATTTGATATTTCTGTCTAAGTCTACACAATCGCAAACTCCCTTAATACTAATATTCTGCATTTATTTGCACCTCCTATTATGTTATTCTCTGCTTTATTTAGATTTCTTATCATATCCAGTCTCTTCAAGGAATTCATCAAATTCCTCTTTTGTCATATTGTTTGGATAATACATGTCAACCACCATATCAAACGGCTTTAAATAATTATCCAACACATCTTCAGCGTCTTCTTTTGCTTCCTGCATTTTCATATTGATATAATCTTCTCTTGTCATATTCCATGCCGTAGGACAATCCGTGACACTCGAAAATCTACAATATAATCCATTTGGCTGTTTTGATACAAATCCTGCCATATTATTCTCCTAACTGTTCTAAAAATTCATTGCCACAATCACAAAATTCTCTAATCATAGACTTCATTAATCCCCATGACATACCAGAATGTCCCTGATTTTTCATAATTTCAATTCCATCTTGGATAGATTTTTCTTTAATAGTTTTGATAATATCTAAGCACTGACCAAGTTCCATTCCTCTGTATAAATCACCAAGTCGAATAGGAACACATTTATCCCACATATCCCATTTATCTTTAGATAAAACCTTATGACCTTCTTCTATCCAATACTTTGATAATTCAGGGATTTTTCTTTTGTGTTCTTCCTCTTCATGAATTAATCTTTGACGACTTTCTTCTTGTTCTTTATTAAATTCGTCAAAAGTTTTACCTGTACAAAGCATATAAGCATCATCTAAAGACATATCAGATGTTAGTTTATTCCCATTGAATTCACCACAATATTTATTGCCATCCTTTGCTCTTTTGTGTAATTCCTTTACAGCTCGTTCAATAGTCCAACCGCAACAAAAATCAGTCTCTCTATATTCCATATTGTTTACCTCCTGCTAATTTATTCTCCTAATCTTCAATATACTTTATTTCTTCCAAGATCGAACTTCCTATAACATACAGTTTCTTTGAAATTATCCTTGTTACTCTTTTAAGAAATTCTTTATGAAGTTCATCCTCTTGTTCATATACAACCATTTTTTCATTCCCATTTCTATGACAGCAAGCATACGTTCCTTCCTCATACTCAGCTCCATAATAATAAAAATACAGATTGTATTTATAATTATATTTACTAAACAACCACGGATGAAGCGTTGCAATAGTTATATAGTCATTTCCGATTTTTATTCTAAAATCATAATGTGATTTATTTTGTACGATCTTCAAAAACTTCACCTCTTTTCATATTGAGAGTACATTCATTTCTGTACTCTATGAGAGCATCCTTATTCCTCATCATTACATGTTAGAATCGATGTTTGTTCCAAGGCATTATATTCTCAAATGAGTTTCAGCCTATACGCTCATCGGTTGACTGACTTGTTAATTTCAGCCTTTACCTTTACCTTTTCACCATCTCAGGCTTTCAGTTCGCTTTACCTCATTTATTGTTTATTCTTTTTAAAAATTTAATGGCAACCATTTTCTATCGTATATTTGAATTGTTGTTATTAGACCAATATTTAATCTCCAACCTCGACTTTCATCTTTAGACGAAACAACCCATATACTTCCATTTTCTTGATTTGCCCATTTGTTATAATCATCTTTTTTAATTGCTCCAAAATGGGATTTTTCACTTCTCCCAGAACCAACAACAACATTTACCATATAATAATCGTTATTATCATAATAAGATATATGTCTTATTTCTGGATGAGTGGTTAAACATATTCCCAATATTGGCATTACAATTATTGCCAGTAGTATAACAATTATTAAGATATTTTCCTTCAATTCTTCTTTCATCGAAATACTCCTTTATAACCACTAAGAAATCTATGATTCTTACCCTTCAAGAACTATATAACTTTTATTATTTATGGTTAATGTACCTGCAACTTTAGACGATTTGAGTAAAGTTATTGCTGCATCTAGTGCTACATTGGCATCGTTTATATCATCTGCATATTCATACTCATCCCAATTTTCATTTACATAAGATTTCAGGTCTTCTAATACCTCAATTTGTTTTTCTTTATTCATTTATTCTATCCTTTCTGTCTTATACAAATCTTCTACACCTATAAATTCAACACATTCTGGAATAACAAGCACACCTTTCTTAATACTTTTATAAATCCATTCACCTATTTTCTCGGCATCGTCAAATGGTAAATCAGTTTTAAAAAGAAATACTCTTGGAATCGTACCTGTAACAGTAGATGAAACATTTGGTATTTTAATTAAATTCTCTTTTTGAATAATAGGATCTCTGAATATGAGCTTTAGGTATCCTTCACCTACATTTTCTTCACCAACAAATCTATACCCAAGGTTTTCGTATTTCTTAATTGTATCTTTTGCTTCATATATTTTTACACCAACTGTCATCTACTTATTCTCCTCATCTTCGCCTAAAATTTCCTTTCTTAATGAGTTCCAACCATTATCATAACCATCACAATATTCATCCATATATTCATCATTGTGAGTCTCTTCTGGTAATTCTTTTAATGGACACCAACTTGGTTTTTCTTGACAATATCCATTTTTACTATCAACCATTCTACAAAGAGTATTATCATTTGGCTCATCCATTAATTCACAACATGCTTCGATACCTTCTTGTATTTCTCTACAAAAATTACAATCACAACAAGTTTCAGGCATGTTCATCACTAAAACAGCTTTACTCATATATTTAATCCTCTTTTCTTTATTTTTTATATGTATTTGTTCTCTGAACTCAGAAGAAATTCCGCTTTACTTAGAACTTTTATTTTTATACACAAACAGCTTTTCTCTTCGAAAATCCTTAATGCTATTACACTTTCTATTGCTGTCAAATGTAATCTTAACTTGTTTCTCCCAAATGCAATCAAAGTCATCTGGCATTGAATATTCACTTATAATGACAACATTATCTTTAGACATTTTTCTACACCATTGATAAAATTGTTCATATGGAAATTCACCTGTTTTATATTTTGTTGTATTTTTATACGGTGGATCGCAATATATTACATACCCATATAAGTTAGAATAATCTAAAAATGAAGCTGTTCTAAAATGGATATCTTTAAGATTTGGAGCTTGCTTCATACATGATTTGTAAGAATAAATATCTCCACGATGTTTAGCATCATCACGCTTTGCATAACCCCCAAACCACTTTGCTCCAAAACTAAGTTCATATCCTATATACCCTGTTATAAAATCAGAATACTTGTCAGGATTATTTTTTACATCAATATAAAATTCTTTCGATACTTCTTTTGGTGGTTCAATTCCTTGCTGCAAACCAATAAGTACAGAGATTACATATTTATCAATATCGCTTCCTATCTTATTGTCGCATTCAATTTTATCAATAATATTTGCACCACCTACGAATGGTTCTAAATAACCATTGCATCCATTGTCTATGTAATTCTGTATAATCGGTACAATTTGTTTTGATAACCGATTTTTGCTTCCCATGTAAATCATTATATATCAGGAGTAAACGCTGCGTTTTCGGTATACCAAACCTCTTACTCCTTCCTTTTATGTTATTCTCTATTTAATATTCCCAATCATCATTTCTAACCTGGAATACATCGCCACACTCTTCAATATCTGGATAATTATATGTGGCAACATTCATAGCATATTTATCTATTTCATACGCTTTATATATAATATTTGTAAATCCCATTTTTTCTAAACAATATCTACCAGTAGCAATACCATCATATAAGCTTAGAACTTCAATAGGATAATCTCGTGGAACATTCTTTAATCCCTGATTTAAAATATGAATAATTACCTCTGACGTCCATCCATTACCAATACTTTTATAACGCTGCGTTTCAGGAACACCATTACATAATGTATAATTATCAGGTAACGTCTGTAATCTTTCTGCTTCTAAGGGATTTAATTTTCTTACTTCTCCATTGATAAGATACAATCCAGTTTTTGCACCTCTTCCACCACCATTGGCAGACAAAGTGCATGATTTACCATTTATGGAATATACTCTTTCACCTTGTCCACCTTTACCAATAGTGCCAATTCTAACAAGTTTATTGTTATCCTTAGTATCATCTCTGTTATTAAATTTGACCTCATTTATTAAGTTTTCTTTATGGAATTTAACATCAAGAATATCTTTCACTCTTATACCCTTATCTATAATATTTTTTGGATCAATATTGATATTAGTAGCATAGATACGATGTCGAGTTTGTGCTGATAATAATGCACTGTTGATATGTAATAGATTAACATTTAATCGTTTTTCGATTTCTTTTTGAATTTCTTTTGATATACTTTCGTTGTTCTCATATAAAAATATATCTGGTTGCCATTTTTCTTTCGTAATTAAATAATTTTTAAATAATTCCCATCCTGTACCTTCACAAGTGGTTTCTCTTCTTTCGGGTGATTGTGAGATCGACCAAAATGTACAAGGTGAACCACCTATTAATAAACGCAATGGTCGTCCATTAAGCTCACAATAATTATTTTTTTCATTATTCTCTGTCAAAATATACTATTTTACAGAGGTCACGTAACCATAATTACCTAGGAGTTACTGCTTAATTCCTTTCTTCTTAATTATTTTGTTGTAAAATCCTATGGAATTAACACGTCTGCTAAAACCATAGGAAAAAATAATTCTTGTTACTTTTATTTGGAAAATTTGGCTGAATCGCCAAGATAGAAATTTCTATATATGATTATTCTTCGCCTTGAAATGATTTAATTCGATTTTCTAAATAATCAATCTCTTCATTCCAATGGTCTATTAACATCTCTTCAATTCGATGCTTTGCATCTTCTATACTGTCTGCAAACAATGTATCATATTCAACATTTAATTCTTTTGATACATATATAAATATGTTTTCGTCTGTCTCATCTTGTACAAAACCAGCTACTACATTTTTATCATCTTCTTCATAAAATTGACTAAAATGTAATTTATAACATTCCTTACCAAATTTATTCTTTTCACCTGTTTCCCAATATTTCTTCACTTTATCACCTCGCTTAATTTGGCTGACCAGCCTTTGAATAGAATTACTTCTATATTAGATTATTCTCTACTTTACAAATGGATTATCCATAATATGGTCATTAATCATATTTTTAAATCCAAAAGGTGAATCAATCACCCTATCTGAATATTTGAATTGTTGTAAAAATCTGATTACATCACGAGCATCACCAGATGATAATGGCATAAATGATACGTACTCTGGGTGACCTTTAATACATACAACAGCCCAAGAATGGTCGCTATGTAAATGAATATCAGTTCCGACATCCATCATTGAATTTATTAATTGATGACAATCATTGACTAATCTATATGCGTCTGAATATTGGTTTCGTGCCATTTGCATCTGTATAGTAGATTTTTGCAAGTCCTTTAATTCAGTCTCAAAGAACCAAGTTCTTAATTTATTTCGTATTTTATCTTTTATTTTCACGTTCTCACCTCACTTTACAATATTCTAATAATCTGTTCATACAAACAAATATCTCTGTGATTGATTGCCTTATTCAAATGCATATGACCAAACAGATGTTTTTTGTATTCAGTTGCAGCTTTCACTTCTTCCAAATAATTAGTCAACACATCTGGTTTATACAACCACTTACCGCCCATAAGATATAATTCAGATGTAGAAGGACTATGCGTAATAATATAATCGACTAAATTATTATTCTCTTTTAAAACATCTAATCCATGCTGCATCTCTTCATCTGTTGGTAATTCCTCTTCCCACCAAGATAAATCTTTTATGCGATACATATACTTACCGTGATTATCAAGTTTCTTAGCTTCTTCTCTCCAATTTTCATCATTGTAATCAAGAATGCCATCCTGAATATCATGACTTGATGCACCGCCAAATGCAAAGAATTTCTTATTTTCAATGGTAAACACTTCGCCACGCATTAAATGCAATATATTAGATCTGACTTCATGAACCTTACCGCCACGCCACTCTTTTACAGAATAAGTTGCAAGTCTTTTATGATTCTCGTGATTTCCATCAACAAATACAATTGTGAATGGTTTCTGATTTAACCAATCCAACCAATATTTTTCCTGTTTACTTTCTCCATCTCGATTCCATACAAGACCAAAATCACCAAGAATAATTACAGTGTTCTCATCTTTATTACCAGAAAAATCTTTCTGTTCATAGAAACTATCTTTACTTAATCGTGTAGGATTTCCATGTATATCACCTGTTACATATACTGCCATAATTCACCTCTTACACACTAAAATCTCAATATCCGTATCTGCAAAAACATTTTTAATTTGTTCTGAGACATCATTCCAGTTCAACCTATCTAAACCACAACCAATTACAGGCATTGCAATCTTTTTGATATTATTCTTTAAACAAATCTGTTTCATCTTTTCAAGTGCAAGTCTCATTGTGATAATTGTTGGTTTGTGAAAATATCTCTCTTTTGTAATAAGATTTAATACCCTACCCTCTAATAGACAGTCACCACCAATTCTCTTATGAGTATACTGATTAAGATAATCTGGATATTTTGTCTGTAATTTTCGTTTCATATCAAATCTTTTATTGAATTCAACTACAATCCCTTTACCCATTCCAAAATCTGCACTAATACAATGTGCTAAATAATAATTTTCTGGTACTGTAAATAAGTCTTTATTTTCTTCTCTATACGTCATTTATTTCACCTCATTCTATTGGTATCATTCTCGCTATATTATCACCCATATGTTCAACCGCATGATAATCTGTAATTGGCTTTAAAAAATCGCATCTATTAGGTTCACATCCTCTTCCTTGGTATAAATTACATGCATAATTACCACGCAACTGATTTGTACATTCAGAAAAGATGCATTCTTTTGGTTCATCTGGCATTTTATCTACAATAATTTTCATATTCTAACCTCACTGTCCAAAGATTTCCTCAATAACTTTCAACTTAATACTCTGACTAAATTCTGAACCAGCAGCTTTTGGATGACCACCGCCACCAAATAAACTTGCTACATCTTTACCAAGATCAATATCTTCTTTAACGGTTCTATAAGATACCGTACAACCATCAATATCAATCATAGCCACAAAATCAATTTCAGGATGCATTTTACAAAGTCTATTACCTAATTCACTAACAAATCTATCTGCAAATACAAAACCACAAACCTTACCGCACATAGGACTGGTAAACATAGTTTTATTCTTCTCTTCGATATATCTATCAATTTCATCCTGCTTAATCTTCAGAATAACCTCATCTTTAGCATATAATCTTGGGAATACCTCATCATGGATTTCTGAAATACACCAATGAATAAAATCATCTCGACCATACAGATAAAGTAAATCGTTCACCTGCTTACAAATAACACCATCTTCACCAAGTTCTGACCATCTCCAAGTGTCGTAATCTCTCACAAGTTCAGCAAATCTCTCTAACGCTTTATTATTCTCTAACTCTTCACTCAGACAACCATTCATACCTAACCAATGATAAAACAACATAGTTCCCGATGTTTTAATTCCTTTGGAATCTTCAATAACTACATCACACCAATCATACTTATTCAATCCAAGAGCTGTTGGATGATGATCTAATAACTGAACATTGCCTCTTTTATTCAGCAACTCAGCGGTTTCTTCATTAACACGAATATCGGTAATATAAATTGGGATTGTGTCGTCCTGTTCTGTTTCCAAATATTCCTTTACAGTTGAATCAATATTGTCGTAATCACAATATGAAATTTCTACATTATCTTTACCAAATGCAAGTTGTGCTAAAATACCACAACCAATTCCGTCTAAATCACTGTGGCTAAATAATCTTACCATTATAATTCTCTCCTAACTTCATCCATTCTTTTGTTGTTTCAATATATTTAAGTAACTCACTTTTCTCGTTTAGATATACACCTTCAATTACTAACTGCAAAAGACAATTCAGTGTATTCCCTATTTCTTTTCCTGGCTTATATCCGATCTCAATCAAATCATTGCCATTAACAGCCAAATCTTTCAGTGAGAAACATTCGTCTTTCTGTAAAACTTCCTCTAAGATATATTTGATGTTGTCAATTTTCTGAAGCCTACTCTCTTGCTCTGTATAAGCCTGCGCTTTAATATCTGCTCTACGAACATTCAGTAATCTTCTAAATTGTTTTTCTCCAATCTTATTGAGCCATCTCTTGATATACTTTTCACCCACTTCAAAAGTTGCATCATGATAATAGACTAATCCAACAACCTTTTCTCTTGTATCATTATCAAAACGAAGTCTTTTCATAATTGTATCAGTCATATCAGCACTGACTTTTCCATGACTTTTAAAATGTCTAATACCATCTTCGCCATCTTGATAACAATGTGGCTTTCCAATATCATGAAAAAATACAGCCAATGACGTAATTAAATCTCTTGGATTCAAGTCGGGTTCACAATCACATTCATAAGCTTCTACTGCATGAATTGTATGTCCCCATACATCATAGATGTGATATGGATTATTCTGTGGAAAATCAAACATATCTTTTATTTCAGGGATAAATAACGAAAATACTTCACGGAATAATCCTATCTGTATATAAAACTCGCTTGATAATGCAATCTTACAGAACTCACTGTTGATTCTCTCAATAGATATATTCTCTAAATTCTTATACATTTTATGAATATTCAAACTTACGTCAGAATCAACCACAAATCCCAGTTGTGAAGCAAACCGAATAGCACGTAAAATCCTTAAAGCATCTTCTGAAAATCTATCCTCTGCTCTACCAACACATCTGATTTTATAATGCTCAATATCTTCCATGCCATTAAACGAATCTACAAGACCAACTTCATCATTGTATGCCATCGCATTGATTGTAAAATCTCTACGCTTTAAATCTTCTTTAAGACTTCGTGTAAATGTTACGCTATCAGGTCTACGACTATCTGAGTAATTACCATCAATTCTGTAAGTTGTACATTCATATCCTTCACCGTCAATTACAATGGTAATAGTTCCATGTTGCAAACCAGTTTCAATAATTCTCTTGTCCTTGAATACTTCCATCATTTCATCTGGTGTGGCAGAAGTTGTAATGTCATAATCGTGAATTGGTCTGCCAAGAATACTATCTCTCACACATCCTCCGACTAAGAAAGCTTCATATCCATTATTTTGTAGACTATGGATAATTTCATTTGCACCAGATGGAATTTCAATTTTCAATTTCTTCATTCAAATTCACCTCAATTTTTGGTATATCAATAAACTTTGCAAGCAACCCTTCGTGGTAGAATACCTTGTCACTTTCAGTTACTTCTTCTCCCAAGAAGTATCTAAGTACGAATGGCATTATATAATTATCCAAACACTTAAACTCAATACTATATTTTCCATTTTCTTTATAGATTTTCTTACAGTATCCGTCAGTACCATTGATTTTGTGGAGCGAAAATAATTCAACTCTGAATGGAATATTAGATTTTGTACTTAATCTTTCTTCAACACAATTTCTCACAAGATTTAACATGTGCAAATTACTTGCTGTTGTCATATCATAAACAATCTCATCATTTGAAAAGAATACAATTCTCTCTTCACCAATGATGTCATATAATAACGATAATGTCTGATCCATAAGGTACTTTTCATAGGTGATGTGTCTTTTGGGATTGCAATTACCCAAAATTACCTGACGAATATATTTACTATTTGCAATATGTTCGTTATCCGTGAATTGAGAAATAAAATCTTCCCATGTATCAGTCCCACGAAATATATTCTTATCATATTCGTGTAAAGATGAAAAATTAGCCTTTCTCATATCAATACTGATAAAAACTCTTCCAGTATTAGTTGGCTTAAATATATCTTTATTAGATAAATTTTTATGAATCACAGTGAATTTGTTCATATCTTCCGCATTAAATCTCTGATATGCCTCTGACTCTTTGATACTTGTAATAGCTGCATCCTTTACATGATTATATTCTTCAAAATAATCCTGCTCACAATTATACCCCTGTAATTCGCTTGCAAATCTAATCCACTTGTCAACAGTTCCATAGAACTCATCAAAAAGCTTAATTCTATCTAAAAAATATGGCTCTTGGAATAATCTAATTGGTATATTGCAATCCTTACAGAATCTTTCTTTTGCTCTATTTGATATTTCCATCAGATATCTCCTTTCACAATTCTCTCATTTACATACATCTTAAATTCATTGATTTTCTTATAATCAGGTTTATCAGGCAAAGATGTATTTTCTTTTGCGTATTCAAAACGTTTTTCATATTCATTCAATAAATCATAGAACTCAGAAATAGGCTGTCTATTCTCATCTAAATATTCTCCGTTTCTAATACTCATTAACAAATCATGTTCGTCTGCTCTATACGTAATAATTTCTTCTTTTTCAAGAATATCAATACACATCATATATAAACGAATCAAATGTGCCATATGTTTACCAAGTTTATCATGAGCAACTGCTTTTTCATTTCGTTTGCCAAATTTACTGTAACTACTTACAATGGATTTCATTTCGTTCCACATTCCAGCCCAATCTCTTAATGGATAATGTTTCAAATTTACATCCATAAAAATTTCACTGTCATATCCTTCCTGAACAGCTTTATCAATATACAGTTTCAAATCACTTTCATTGTATGGATAATATCTATTTTTAAATTCATATTGAGCATTGTTAATACTTCTCAAAATATATGCTTCATTTTCTGCCTGACCAACTAACCTTGCAGCTTTGTTCTCCATGCGTCTTAACTGTGAAGACGAATAACCACCAAAAGTATGAATACAAACTTTTGATAAAAACATTTTTCTATTGTCTAAAAGTTCTCTTCCAATATCAGACAAATGCAAATAATGTTCTGGTAGACAACCGAGTTGTTCAATTGTATTAGGATTATTCGATGTAAGAAGCTGAATCATTTTGTTAAATGAATATACTGTGGTGTCTGTATCGGTATTTACGACCTGTTCAAAATCTGTTCCAAGTAAAATATCTGATTTGCTGTTGAGTGCAATACCTCTCACATCTAAATCAGATCCTTCTTTATCCATTCCATATGCATGACTTCCACCAAGAGTTAAGATAATGATATTGTTACCCAAATTCTTATCTGTTCTCAGGAAGTCATACTCTTTTGATTTTAATTTGTCCTTAATCTGTTCAATTGTCATTGTCTTAACCTCCAAAAATTCTAATGAAATGTGCGTTTCTTTCTAGCGTAAAATATATACCATATATAGTATATATTGCTTATTAATACTATATATGGTATATTTGTAACAATTACTCACTTAATTCTGCAAGTGCCTTATCCAGATCCTCATCAGACATGTTCTCAAGTGCTGCATCCTGTCTCTTAGCCTTGATTTCAAGCAATCTTTGTCTCATCTCAGCATTTTTCTTAGCGTCTTCTCTCTTCTTTTTCTCATCCAACTTCACGCCAACAATATACTTAACAATTTCAATCTTGTTAGAAATCTCCTCATCTTCCTTTGACTTAGTATTCAGAAGACTCTCTTCCTCAGACTTCTTTGCTTCTGCATTGAGTGTCTTAAATACTGAGTCCAGATTTGTGAGAGATAAATCCCACAAATCAATTACATTAATCATCCCTCTGAATGGGAACTGATAGTTTGCTCTTGTTGCATTAATAAATAATTCGTTGTTTGTCATAATAATAATCTCCTTTTCTAATTAAAACTTAATCTTCATTACACGCTCTGTTGCGCCCTTAACCTTAACAACTAAATCTGCTCTCTTTGTCATAGAAAATCCAATTCCTGAAAGCTGATCATCAGTATCTTCTACATGACACTTAGCACCTAAAGCCTCAAATACTCTCTTGTGCTTTTCAAGGTCACTCTTTAAGAACTCGTTGTAATAGCCATTAGGACTTTCGTTGTTCACACAATCCTTCAGGAAGAAGAATAAATGCCTATGACCAATTCCATCCTGCTCATCAAAATAATTTGGACTATAACTAATTACTGATACAGGAACAAACTGATTTGTATTTACACCCCAAATCTCACGGCTTGAAATAGATGAATTTCCTGCTAATTTCTCCTTAATTGAGAAGTTTCCATTCTCATCGAGTGTTACTTCTGCAACCTGAACCTTTTCATCAGTTCTCATCGACTTATCGTAATCAAACTTGTAAATTTCTCCATTAAATTCAATCTCAGCTCTAAATCCATGCCTTACGCTTCCTGAATACTGATGTACAAAGAACTTATAAACACCTGGTTTCATTCTTGACAGGTCTTCCCAAGTAATATTCTCTACTGCAACCTTTCCATCTGGATGAATAATATCAACGTCTAACTGACCACCCATTCTTGAAACACTTGGCTTTCTACAATTACTAAAGAAAATTTCATTCTTATCTGGCTCAATACAATGGGCATCAAGGTCATAATTGTCATGTCCGTCTTCGTTCCACTGAATTGAAAATCTGAGTACACCGTCAACATTACCGCCAGCAGCTTTTACATTCTGTTTCATATCAGACTCAGTAATGTTTCCTGAATAAGCCCAAGATAATCCATTGTTCCACTTGAACATTGTCTTAGCGTCTGGATTAATAGATGCAATCATAGAAACAAAATTCTTCTCATGTTTATTCTCTACAAAAGCTTCAATCTCCTTTGCAGTTGGAAGTACCTTATCAATGAAATCCTGTGCTGAAATCTCCTCAACCTTAGAAAACTTCTTAGGACTTACAGCAACATCTTTTTCCATCTGCCCAAAAATATCATCTGCACCAACCATTCTTCTTGCAGCACTCTTGTTTGAGAACAATACATTATTTACAGTAATATCATTCAGATTAGCAAATCTTCTCTGTAATGAATCCATATATCCAAGTTCTGTAATAGTCTTCTTTGCATCCTCAAGCATCTTCTTTGTAAAAATAGCCTTTGGACGCTTATAATTGCTTGGAGCGACAATCTGCTCATACTTCTTAACTGCTGTGTCAAGATCCATATCCTCACTTACATTAATAAGAAGTGTTCCAATAGAATGATTTCTAATTCTACCGATAGCCATACCTGCTGTTACCGACTTCTCCCAAGCATATAAATCCTTTTCAGTATCAGAAGTCAGCTTATCGTATTCCTTCTTATACTTCTTGAACTCTGCGAGTACACCTTTCCACTCTTCGCCCTTGTAAAGCGTATTTGAATTGATAAGTTCAAGAATTGTATCAAGTGCTTCCATAGTAATCTCATCGAGAGAACGCTTAAATACATTTCTTGTATCTCTGAACTGTCCTTTAACTTCCTCGTTAGAACGACTACTTCTATTTACGAACTTGTTTGGAAGCTCTAAGAAGAAATGATCCCACTGATGAGATTTTTCATTGATTTCCTCAAAGTTAAAATCTGTACCAATTTTGGGGAACTTAGTTGTATAAATATCTGTAACTGTATGAGCTTTTACAAAAGTATCAAGTGCATCACATACTGGCTGATATGTTGTATCACCAAGATTCAGTTCCCAAATCGTATGAATCTGGTTATCCTTGATAGTGACAGCAGAACCAATATTCTTAATAAACTGTCTACAACAACTACAATCATGCTCTCTACGCTCTCTGAAAATCTCATTTGTACCAGCAGGGAAGCTATCAAGATATGTATTCCATAATTCATCCTTATCTACATTTACCTCAAATAAATGTGTTGCCTCTTTCTGCATTTCATCGAAGTGCTTCTGTAAAGCCTTCTTAAACATCATAAATCCATCCATGTTTTGTACCTCTTCTTTCTTATATTTATTTTTGTTAATTGCTTCTATTGTTATATTCTCCATTTATAATCCAAAGGAAACGAAGTTTTCTTGTTAATTATTTGGAATATATTTAATCGTTCCATCTTCGCTTTCTTTTTTCCAAAATACTTTAATGTATATATCTCTGTTATAATAAAGTTCTTCCAGTAAAACCACATCATTAATATCCCATTCAACAGGATATACGCCACAAAATTCAACAATAGATTTCACATTATCAAGCTCATACCAATCATCATTTAGATTCCAGCAACCATCTACTGTATCAACTGTATATGCCTCATATCCATTTCTTTTAAGTAGATCTTCAAGAATATCTTTTGATTCTTCTTTTAATAAAAGTATCTGAAATACGCAATTTACAGTATCATTGTCTGCCAACCTATCAGCAATCATATTCTGTATTTCATTTTTTCTATCTTCACTATTCATTTATTTTCACCTTTCTTTCCAAAGAAATCGAACCTTACTTCAATATTTCTATTTTAATTTCAGTACCTTCATAGTTACCTGTTATATGCTTTTTGGCTACAGATATTCCCTCTTGATATTCATTAATAATATTCTCTAAAGATTCTATAATGTCATAAAAATCTTTAAGCAGCCAAGGATGTGTATAAGATACATGAATTCCATCACATAAAAATCTCCAAAGAAAACTCTTCGCTTCGTTTTTACAATGCCACTCATCTTCATATTTAAATTCCATAGAACCAACATAATCATAATATTCAGAATCATCAACTACTACGTCTCTATTAGTACAGCCAAAATCTTCGGCATTCCTTAAACTGTAATCACCGTCTGTATATAATGTATAACTAATATTTATTTGCATCTTTTCACCCCACAATCTAAAAAAGAGAATTTACTATCCCCACTAAAATCCATAATCTTCTTTTTCTACTAACTTTTAAATTATCAATAAAATCAACATCATCTAAACTTATCATAAGATTAGGTTTATTCCTTCTAATCTCACTAATTGATGGATAAATGCCTAATTCAACAAGAATTCTGGGAAGAAACCTCTCGTTTGTATAATAAGTCTTTTCCTGCTCAATTCTGTTCCAATCATTTTCATCTAATGCAAACATCTGTTGTGGTTCTGCTATTGGTTTTCCTATTACAATATTTTCTATGTATTTCATTTATTAGTTCCTTTCTTTTATTTTTAATGGATCATATCTGACTCGAACAGATGACCGACCGTTATGAGACGGTTG